CAAGGAGCGGTCAAGCTGGGCGTCTCAGGAGTACTCCATCAAGTCGATGGCGACGACGAGGGCTACGGGTAAGGCGTATCGGTTGCCGCTCGGGTGGCTTGCTCGCTTGGCTGGCCTTGAGCCCACCCCGGCCGATGAAATGCCGCAAGATGATGGCAGTGTGGTCTCGAACCACGTTCCGGCTGCCGCAAAGCCTGCTGCAAAGGCGGCGCCTGCTGCGGCGCCAAAGCGCGACGATCTCGACGACGAGGGTGAGGCGGAGTTCACCTGTGCTGAGGCAACCATCGCGAAAGAGGGCGAGGGCAAGTTCGGGCCGTGGCGACTCATTGTGTTGAAGACGGCCGAAGGTCCGCAATTTGGATCGCTCAACAAGCGCATTGGTCAAGAGATGCTCGATGCAGCCGAGGCTGGAGCGCGTTGCACGATCCGGTGGAAGCGCACGCCGAAGGGCGGCTTGGACTGCGTCGCCCTCGACGTTCTTTGAAACACGGAGCCAGAGCATGGATCGCATCTGGAGATTCCTGAAGGGTCTGGTTGGCCGACGCAAGGACGCATCGGCCAATCCCGACCCGCAACTCGTAGCAAAGTTTGGGCCTGGTGGTGACTACGTCGATGAGCTTTGGCTCGACGGTCATCGCTGGCAGTACGACAACACAAACAAGAAGTGGGTCAACAAATTGGAGCAATGGTGATGAAGAACATCAATCCCGAGATCGGTATTCACGAAGGCGTTCCCTCAACGGAGTATCACTCATGGAACGCACTGAGCAGCACCTGGCTGAAGACATGGATTGCATCAAGCGCGGCGCACGCCAACACCGACGTGGTGGATCCGGAGAAGCCGGCGTTCCGACTGGGCACCGCAGTGCACGCACGGTTGCTTGAGCCGCAGGCGTATCACGATCTGATCGCCGTCGCCCCGCAGTGTGATCGCCGAACCACCTCCGGCAAGGAACTGTGGGCAAGTTTCCTTACGGGTGTGAACGGTCGCACGATCATCGATGAGGAGATGCAGAACACGGTTGATGGAATCCGCCGCGTTGTTGAATCAATGAGTTCGTGCCGCGAGACACTTGCCAGCTGCCAAGATCGCGAGTTGTCTCTGGTGGCCGAGGTCAACGGCGTTCTCGGCAAGGCTCGGCTTGACGCCTATGACGCCGATATTGGGCTCATCCTTGACGTGAAGACAACCAGTGTTCGCGTTCCAGAGTTTGCTCGACAGGCTTTCAACCTGAACTACGCGCTGCAAATGGCGTGGTACAGGGCGGTAGCGCAGGCTTCTGGTCTCCAGGTCAATCGATGCGGCATCCTGATCTGCGAAACCGTCGCGCCGTTTGGGTGTCAAGTTGCGATGCTAAAAAACTCGGTCATTGACTACGCCGATGCAGCGGTGGCATCAGGTTGTGTCGCGTGGTCGGAGTGCCAGCAGACTGGCGTGTACCCGCTGTACGAGGACAAGGTGATCGAGCTCGAGATGCCGTCATGGGCGACTCGACAGATGGAGGGAACTGTCGATGCCTGATATCGACGTTGCCAGGCTCGCCATGCTCGAGCGAGTCGTTGAGCAGGGCAGCAAGACGGTGCTCGAGGTCGCGGCCGCCTTGGCTGAGATCCGTGAAAGCCGTCTCTACAAGGCGAGTCACTCGTCGTTTGCTGAGTACGTCGAGGAGCGATTCGGGTTCGGACGTAGGTGGGCGCAAATGCTCATCAAGAGGACTCAACCAGCAGAACTACCGCCCGCGGCTGGGTCTGCTGCGGAGCAGGAGGGTGACGTGGAGGGGTGGGATGTTCCGGAGAAGGTGCAGGATGTGCCGGACTCTCCCCCTCCGCGTTCTCCGATTGACGAGGCAAGCGATGCGTTCTCTGAGGTGCTGGAGTCGATGCGTCGGCTGACGGGCCAGGTAAACGCGCTCGTCGATGACCACGGCAAGTTCCTCGCCGCAGACTCCATCAAAAGCCTGCTGACCAATCTTCGCAGCGAGATCGTGTGGGGACAGCCATCAAAGGCGTGTCCACACGAACCGTTCGACTCGAAGCACTGGACTTCGTGCCAGTGTCGAGGGTCGATGTGGCTTCCCCGATCCCAAACGCAGGAGGGAAAGGCCCGTGCTCGTCGTGCATCAAGAAACGCAATTTGACCCCAACGAACTGTGCAGCCCCGAAGAAATCGAAGAATACCTGCGGCTCGATACCGCCTTCCGGACGGTGTGCGCGTCGTTCTGCCTGCTGTATCAGGAGCTTGCTCAGAAGGACGGCGACCTGAGCCAGTCCGATCAACGCCTGATCCTGAATCTGACGGCCGACATCCAGCACAAGGGACGATCTTTGATGAGGCTGTCCAGTGGGCTTCTGAGAGATGCGGAATCACACCTGGAGGCGCTGCGCCGCGAGGTGGTGACATGAGAGGCGGGCAGCGGTCCTACGTGGAAGTTGCGGAGATCTGGAATGCCCAGACCGGGGAAAGCATCACGCCAGGTCACGCACACAGCATCGTGACCAGTGCGATGCAGAAGATACGCAAGCGGCTCGTCTACCTGTATGCGGATCGGAAATGGTGATGCACCTGCGCCCCTACCAGATGCAGGCGGTGGACGAATGCACAAGTGCGTTGCAGGCGCACCGAAGCGCCCTGCTGGTGCTGCCGACTGGCACAGGCAAGACGGTTGTGTTCAGCCACCTAGCCGAGAGGCAGGCTGGTCGCACGCTGATTCTTGCCCATCGGCAAGAGCTCGTCGAGCAGGCCGCCGAGAAGATCCAGTCGGTGACTGGCATGCCGGCGGCCATTGAGATGGGCGACCGCTACAGCAACGAGCAGAGTGCGTGGGGGCCTGCACGTGTGGTCGTCGCCAGCGTGCAGTCAATGGTTTCGGGATTCAGCGGCAAGCGTCGGATGCACAGGTTCTGCCCGGACGAGTTCAGCCTGGTGGTGATCGACGAGGCCCACCATGCGTCGGCGTCCAGTTACCGCAGCGTGGTGAACTACTTCACGCAGTGGCCGCATGTGCAAGTGCTGGGCGTGACGGCAACCCCTGATCGGGCGGACAAGCAGGGGCTTGGAGCGGTGTTCAACAAGGTCGCGTTCCAGTACGGCGTCCTCGATGCGATCAACGACGGCTGGCTGGTGCCCGTCCATCAACGTCTGGTGCAGGTGCAGTCGCTGGATTTCAGCGAGGTACGCACCCGCGGTGGCGACTTTGTGGACGCTGATCTTGCCAAGGTCATGCAGTACGAGAAGGTGCTGCATGGCGTGGTGAGTCCGGCACAGGAGTTGACCGCTGGCAAGCGAACGCTGGTGTTCTCGGCGAGCGTGGACCACGCCAGACGGATGGCCGAAATGTGGAACCGCTACGAGCCTGGATGTGCCCGCAGCATCGACGGTTCAATTCCGAAAGACGAGCGGCGGCAGATGCTGACGGCCTACGCACGCGGAGATTTCCGAGTGCTGACGAGCTGCATGGTTCTGACGGAAGGATGGGACTGCCCGAACGTCGAGGCCATCGTGATGGCGAGGCCGACCAAGAGCCGTGCCCTGTATGCCCAGATGCTCGGCCGTGGGACGAGGCCGCTGCCAGGTCTGGTCGATGGCGTCGATGCACCCTCGGATCGTTGCGAGGCGATTGCAGCGAGCCCAAAGCCAGACGTGCGAGTCATCGACTTCACGGGTAACGCCACAAAGCACAAGCTCGTCTGTGCCATCGACGTCCTGCATGGTGATGCCGACGAGGAGGTCAAGGAGATCGCCCGTCGCAAGGCCACGAAGGGCAGGCCGGTGCAGGAGGCGATGGACGAGGCCGAGCAGGAGATCCTGGACAAGCGCGAGGCGGCACGGCGTGAGCAGGAGGCGCGTCGTGCCGCTCTCCGCGCGAAGGCGCAGTACATGACCAAGGACATCGACCCGTTCGGTGCAGCTGGCATGGTCGCGCCGCGTGAGGTCGCGATGGATCGTGGTCGCCAAATTAGTGACGGCATGCGGAAAGTGCTTATCAGCGGCGGGGTGAACCCAGAAACGCTTACGTTCACTGCGGCGAAGAAGTTGTGCAGCGACATCGTGCGTCGGTGGAAGGGCGGCTACTGCTCCCTGAAGCAGGCGCACTATCTGCACGGGATGGGCTACACGCCCGACCAGACCCGTGACATGACGAAGGCGCAGGCGAATCAGATTCTGACGGCCAAGTGGGGCCGAGGTCGGAGCGTCGCATGACGATGCCAGACGAGCGAACGCGGGCGGTGTGGTACGTGCGCGACTTCCTGGTGGCGCTCGCCACGCCATCGGCATCGGGCGGATTCAAGGGCATTCCACAGGGCGTTCGAGACCAAGCGCATCGACTGCTGAAGCACTACCCGACGCCCATCGACCTGCGCGGGTCGGCGTCATTCGACGAGAAGGTGATCGACCAGTACTCACAGGAACAGGAGGCACGATGGCAGGCGATGTGACAGATCATCAACCGCTAGACCCAGCGACCGACGAAACATCACACGTCATGATCCCGGCCACGCGCAGCGAGTGTGCGAATCCGGTTGAGGCTGCGCTATGGCGGGCCTTGCGCGAGGCGAGGCGCGAGCGCGACGAGGCGAGGCGGGAGGTGTGCGTTTGGCAAACCGGGAAGACCGGCAGCGCATTGCAAGACTATGCCAAATTACGCGGCTGGGACTGCTTCAAGAACTCGCCTCTAGACAGCTTGGCAAAGCTTGACGAGGAGTGTGGCCTCCAATGAACCGGGACGGTCGATGGATGCGGTGCTCTCGCAGGCAGCCGTGCCCTATCTGTGGCAAGCGCGACTGGTGCTGCTACCTAGATACCGGCGAGGTGTTCTGGTGCATGCGCGTCAGTAGCGGTGAGGTAGCAGGCTTCAAGCGTGGCAAAACGCATGAGACAGCCGGCGGCACGTCATGGTTTCCGACGTTAGAGCCGCCACTCGTTCCGGTGCTGGAACCTACTCGGCCAGAGCGAGCCGGACGCATCAAGTTCAGCGAGATCCATGATGAGTGCCGTGCGGCGCTGACAGATGATCTGTTGGCGAAAGCGATCAAGGTGCTCGGATGCGGCATCGACACGCTGGATGCGTTCGGCATCGGCTGGAGTCGGCACTGGCGTGCGTGGACGTTCCCGATGCGGCATGCCGTGACAGAGCAGATCATCGGGATCAGAACCCGCACGCCTGATGGTCGGAAGTTCGCGCTCACGGGATCGAAGCAGGGGTATTTCTTCAAGCCTCGGCATGGCCGCGAGCGGCTCGTCTACATCGTTGAAGGCCCAACCGATGCGGCGGCGATGTTCAGCCTGGGCCTTGAGGTGATCGGCAGAGCATCGTGCCTGCATCAAAGTCGCGACCTGCGCGAGCGCCTGCGTGGCCGGCGGGTTGTTGTGATGGCAGACAACGACGAGGTTGGGATTGCGGGCGCAAAGAAGCTCGCGCACTACCTCGAGGGGTTTGCTGCGGCATGGGTGATCCGGCCGCCAGATGGGGTGAAGGATGCCCGCGAATGGATCGTCGCGGGTGCGAAGCGTGGTGATATCGAGTCCATCGCATGGGAGGCGATTCATGGTGAGCAGGAGATGGGGCAACAAATACAACGTAGCGCCGGCGAGTGAGCGCGTATTTCAGGGACGAACATACGCCAGCAAAGCCGAGCGTCTCTACGCGGAGATTCTGTGGGGTCGTCTGAAACAGAGAACGATCCAGCTGCTGATCGAACAGCCGACGCTGTGGCTCGGCGTTCCCGAGAACGTCTACCGGCCGGACTTTTTTGTGATGGTCAACGGCCAATGCCAATTCATTGACGTAAAGGGTGTCGAGACGCCGGCGTTCCGCAAGGTCAAGAAGCTGTGGGTGTCCTACGGGCAATGCCCGCTTCACATCATCAAGCGCAAGGGGTCGAAGTTTCATTTGGTTGAGGTAATTGGGGGTTCAGCATGAGCAAGCCATTCGATGTCGAGAGACATGACTACGTCACGTTGCGGATGGGCACGCTGATCGCGGAGCTCGAGAAGTCGCTGGAACGCATGCGGTCCTTGATGGCAGCGGCTATGGAGCGCAACCATGAGTTGCGAACGGAACTCGCACAGCTTCGGCAGACGCATGAGATCACAGAGGCAAAGCTGAATCAGGTCCTTGAGGCGATGGCGGCCAACGAGATCCGCCGATGAAAGCAACACTCCATGTTCCGTTGCTGGCCGCGACGCAGATGGCTCGCGAGATCGAGCTCGAGCAGATGGCCGCAGAGGAGGGCGCCTCGCGGTACGAGCGCATGGCGCAGCAGGCTGTCGAACGTGGCGAGGGGGCACAGTTGCAGCCTGCGGAACGCATGTGTGCCGCATGGTTTGAGTCGCTGAAGGCCGACATCAGTGCCTTGAAGGCGAGCGTGTCGCTGGGCAGAGCGGGTGCTGGCCGCCAGGTGTACGGCCCGGTGCTGGCCGCGGCGAATACCAGAGCGACCACCGCAATCGTGCTGCATGAGGCGATGAGTGCGGCGATGCAGTCGCCGCGAGGGCTTCCGCTTGCGCGTGTCGCGTACCAGATCGGCAACAGCATCATCGCGGACATTCACTTGAGGGTCGCACGCGATCGCAAGGTGGACACAAAGGAACTCGATAAGTACATCGAGCGGTACGCCAGACGCATCCCGCAGATGGTCAACCGCTGGGCCAAGCGCACCCTGGACGATCATGTCTGGAGCGTGCGTGTGTGTTCGACATTGGGCTTCGCGCTGGCGTGGAAGCTCGTCGGTGCGTGCCTAATCATCGACGATGACGACAAGCCGCACCCGGCATTCTCCATCGAGAAGGTCATCAGGGACAACCGGACGATCAATCACCTCATGTTGCGGCCGTGGACCCAGCAGTTGCTTGCGGATGCCCAGATGGTCCGGCGTGGAATGCGCCCGAGGTTTGGTCCGATGGTTGTTCCGCCATTGCATTGGGGCCGGCGGAAGGACGGCACGCTCGAGGAGGGTGGTCACTACCGCCTGCGAACGCCGTTCGTCGTCAAGCCCACCCGCAGCCTGCGGACCAGGCTGGAGTCTGCGGCGATTGACCCCGTATTCACCGCACTCAACCAGATATCGGGCGTTGCGTGGCAGGTGGATCCGTTCATCAAGAACACTGTAAGTACGCTGCTTGAGCAGGGTGGCGGGGTGGCTGGACTTCCACGGTCGAACCCCATCGAACTGCCTCCGCGGCCATCGGAAGGCGATGAGCTAAAGGCATGGAAACGCCAGGCCGCGAACATCCATGAGGCGAACAAGAAGTCGTTCAGCAGTCGAAATGACCTGCTGCTGGCCCTTGCGACTGCGGATCGGCTAGAGAGCGAGTCGGCCATATGGTTCCCGCACCAGCTCGACTTCCGCGGCCGTGTCTATCCCGTGCCGCTGCACCTATCGCACATCGGAGAGGATCCTCGCCGGGCCATGCTTCGTTTTGCGAAGGCGGTCCCGGTTCGCAATGACCGATGGTTGAAGATCCATGCCGCCAACTGCTGGGGCAAGGATAAGGTTCCGTTCGACGATCGGATCTCATGGGTCGATTCGCAAGCACGGGACATCGAGCGGTTCGCGTCAGATCCGTTCCTGCATGACGGCTGGATGGCCGCCGAGAACCCGTTCCAGTTCCTGGCGGCCTGCCGGGCTCTGGTTGACGGCAAGGCCGCAGCGAGGCTGCCTGTGCATCAGGACGGTTCTTGCAACGGCTACCAGCACCTGGCTGCCCTGGGTCGCGATACGGTCGGCGGATCGGCCGTCAACCTGGTTCCCGGTGATCGGCCATCAGATATCTACGCGGCGGTTGCTGCTGTCGCCAAGGCCAAGGTCGAGGCGCTCGCGGCGGCCGGAGATCCGATTGCACGCACGCTGGCACCGCTGATCGACCGAAAGGTGGTCAAGCAGCCGGTGATGACCGTGCCCTACGGCGTCACCCGCGCCGGCGTCCGTGACCAGCTCGAGCCGCGCCTGATCGAGAAGGGCATCGAAAAGGGCAAGGCTGGCATGCACGCCCATTGGCTCTCCAAGGTCGTGCTTGAATCAATCGGCGACCAGTCGCGTGGTGCCAGGGACATCATGCTGTGGCTGAAGGACGCGGTTCGTGCAATCCTGAAAGCACACCCGTATACACCCATTGAGTGGACGAGTCCGATGGGATTCCCAGTGATGCAGCCCTACTGGAACACGCGGAATCTCCAGATATCCACGGACGTTGGCCAGTGGGAAATCCGGATGGGCGTTCCACTCGAGGACGACAAGCAGCAGGTCGCGTGGAACATCAACGGCATCTCGCCCAACTTCATCCATTCGCTGGATGCCTGCCACATGATGATGACTGCAACGGCCATGATCGGCGAGGGCCACGACTTCGCCGCGGTGCATGATTCGTTCTGGTCGCACGTCGAGAACGCGCCGCTTCTTAGCCGCAGGCTCAGGGAAACATTCGTTTCGCTGCACTCGGTCGATCAGGTTGCTCGCTTGCGTTCGGAGTGGATGAGTCGGTACACGCCTGAGCTGCCGGAAGGTCCGACGCACGGCAATCTTGATCTTGCTCACGTGCTTGACAGCGAATACTTCTTTGCATGACTCGCTCCATGTGATATGAGCGCGGCACCGAATCGTTCTATCGGCTATCCCGAGAGGCTGCCCGCTACCGTCGCGGAGCTGATCGCTGATCTTGACCGTGCCGTTCCTCGCGTTGTGGTCACTGGCCCAATTACGGCTGGTGACATTCAGCCGCTGAACTTCGCGTCCGGACAGCGCAGCGTCGTCGATTCTCTGTTGATCCTCGCTCGCAAGGAGGGGCTGATTCCATGAGCGGATTCCAGATGCCGGACCTGACTCGCGACAAGATGTTGTCCCCGGAGTTCTATCGAAGCGTTGCCGATGGACTGGTCACGTCTGCCACAGACCTGCGGAAGCGGTATGTCCCGTATCAGGAGACGTACACCGAGCCGCATCACTCGTTCCTCGGCGGCCTGTTCGGCCGGAAGTCCACCAAGACGCGCACGGCGTATCCCGCGGGCTATATGCAGGCGATGAACGACGCCACCATGTACGAGAATCAGGCGAGCTACTACAAGTCTCTTGCGGACTACATCGAGCAGAACCCGCTGGATGACAGCGATCCGACTGCGGACGAGTTGGCCGCACTGGATCCCAATGGTCCAGATATCGGCCGCGGCAGCCTGACCATCACGATCCCGCCCAACACGGATCAATCGCCGACGATCAATCCGTCGATGGCTGGCGGGGCTGGACTCCGGATCCCGTATGGCACGTAGGCGACTCGGCGTAAAGGCACCGCAGATCAGGCCGTTCGCCAACGTCGATCAGATTTCGGGCTCAAACTACCGCTCGTACATCGACAGCACGGCAGGGTCGAACCTTCGGTCGCCGGCGCTGGCGGCACTCCAGATCCCAGGCGGATATACCGTGGACGAGGAAATTTCCAAGATCGAGGTGGATGCCAAGTCAGCTGAGGCGATTCTGAACGATCAGTCTCGCCGAAAGCCACTTCAATCTCCATATCGCCCACGAATCGAATCGCTGGAGCGTGAGTTTCGATCCGTGGCATCAGCTGTTCGAGAACAAGCAAATCGCTTCGTTAGCCAGTCGGGACCGCAAAACAAAAGCCCATTCGGCGCTTTGCTGCAAAGTCTGCCAGCAGACGATGCGCCCGTATCGTCTGAGTACCTGAAGTCAGTACGAAATCTGATCCAATCGAACTCGTACTTGCTGAACACTACAGACAGCAGGCCAGCAGGCGGCGGTGCGTCTGGTAGATACATGGCCCAGCTGGACGCCATTGAGCGGCGTATGCCAGAACTTGAGGCTTTGCGTGCAGAATCAAGTCGATTCGATCAGCAGTCGAACTCCGGGATCGTGAACCCGCTATCCGATCAGGAACGTGCAAGTCTCCAGCAGCAGGCCACGACCGCTCGTAACCAGATCGCAAGCATCAACGCGGCGGCCGCGGAGCGACTAAGAAACATCGCCACACAGTTCAACGATGGAACGGCGCGTGCAGCGGCCGCTATCGGAGATGCACGACGTCCGCTCGCTGGTCGGTTCGGCACCCCCGCCACGGGTGTTGGTATCGCAATCGGAGGGTTCCGCTGATGTACGGCAACCAGTGCATCCAGAGCACCTTCATGGCCGAGGACGCCAAGAGGTACAACATTCTTGAGCGTGCGCGTCATTGCGCGGCGCTGACAAGGCCGTGGATCCTGCCCGAGATCGGCCAGACCGAACTCGACAAGATGCCGGAGACGTTCACCAGCGTCCCCAGCCGCGGTATCGCCAACCTCGAGGGCCGCCTGCTGATGGCCCTGTACCCGCCAGGTACGCCGTTCTTCCGCCTGCTTCCAGCCAGCCACATCCGGTTCAGTCAGAACGTGGATACCAAGCAGGTTCAGGCATTCACACAGGCACTTTCGATTCAGGAACTCCTGATGATGGCCCGCCTTGAGTCGGCCGACATGGGTGGTGGCAGCAACCGACGTCGCACGGGATTCCGCAGCCGCAAGCGGCAGGCCATCACGCAGATCCTGATTACTGGCGACGTGCTTGAGCAGTTCACCGACGACTACCGGCTCCGTGTCTTCCGTCGAGACCAGTACGTCACCTGCCGCGACTCGTCGCAGGATGTCCAGTTCCATATCGTCAGCGAGAAGATCGACCCAGCAACGCTCTCTCCAGAGATCATGGAGATCGTCGGTATCAGCGGCGATGACCTCGACCGCAACTACGACGAGCGTGGCGTGGACCTGTACACGCGATGCTCGTGGCAACCATACTCACGGGTCTGGCTGGTGGAGCAGGAGATCAACAAGAAGATTTTCCGCACCAGTGAGGAGCCTGTAAGCCCGTACATGAGCACGCCGTTTGAACTCGCTCCTGGCGAGGACTACGGTCGTGGCTTCATCGAGGCCAACCTCGGCGACGTGCGGACTCTCAACGAGCTGCACGAACGCCTGCTGGACTTCGCCGGCATGTGCTCAAAGTTCGTGCCGTGCATCGACTACAACTCGCAGGTCCGTGCAAGCGACCTCGCGAAGCCAAGCGGCGAAGTGATCGAGGCCCGCGTTCAGGGCGGCGCCGTCCAGGACATCGCATTCCTGAGCGTCAACAAGGGCAGCGACTTCCAGGTCGTCTACCAGACCGCCCTCGAGAAGCGCCGTGACCTTGCCGTTGCCATGTTGATGGAGGCCGACGCGGCACCCAAGGGTGAGCGCGTGACGGCGTTCCAGATCCAGCGAATCGCCAGCGAGCTCGAGGGTGCGCTTGGTGGCGTCTACGCACCGATTGCCGACGCCCAGCAGGTGCCGCTCGTCGAGCGACTCCTGTACCAGATGCAGCGTGACGCGATCTTGCCGGCGCTGCCACGGAACAGCATGGACATCGAGGCCGTCACGGGCATTGCGGCCCTGAGTCGCGAAGCCGACAAGGCCAAGCTGCTGCAACTCGTCAGCACGATGGCTCAGTTTGGACCCGAGATGACCAAGCGGATCGACCTAGGAGTCCTGTTTGACACGCTGCTGCGTCAGAGCGGCATCTTCGAGCCAGGCTTGGTCAAGACAAGCGAGCAGGTGGCAGCGGAGGCATCCGCGGCCATGCAGCAGGCCATCGAACTGGAAGCCCAGAAGCGGCTCATCCAGGTCGGCGGCGACGTGATGACAAACGAACTTTCACCGCAGGAGACAAGCAATGCAGGAACCGCAAACGCCGCCGCCTGAAACGGCACCCGCCTCTAGTCCAGAGCCGGCCCTCGCGCCCGCTCATATCCCAAGCGAGCCAAAGGCGGCGGCACCTACACCGCCAGCAACGGCCGCACAGGTCCAAGGCTCGGCAACGGCTGACATGCAGCCAGCCCGCAAATTGGCAGGCAAGTACGGCAGCGTCGAGGACCTTGAGAAGTCCTACCTCGAGGCCCAGCGCCGGCTCAGTGAGCGAACCATTGACAACGTTGAGACGTTGACGCAGCGGACAGGAATCAACCTGGCCGAGACGACCAACGCCTACCTCGAGTCCGGGCAACTTCCGCTCGCGTCCCTTGAGGCATTCGCGAAGGCTGGCATCGGCGCGGGCATGGCAGAACGCCTGATTCAGGGCGAGGCCGCAAAGATCCAGCTGGCACAGACACAGGTCCAGACCGCGATCAACGAGGTCACGAACATCGCCGGCGGCCAAGCACAGCGCGACAACGTGTTGAATTGGGCTGCTGGTTCTCTCAGCAAACCGGACGTCGAGCGGCTGAACGCTCGTCTCTCGGATCCATCGCAGGCACCGTCCGCGATGCGGGAACTCATGTTCATGCATAGCCAGGCGATCGGGGCAGGGAAGGCCCGTCCATTGGTCGCAGGGCAGGTTCCGGCGGCCATGTCGCCGGGCTTCAACTCAACAGTCGAGGTGGTGCAGGCAATGGCGCGTGTTCGACGGCAGGGGTATGTGGACGAGGAGACGTCGCGCCGCCTCGCGAACACGCCACGCAACTACATCGAGGGCCACTAAATGAGTCAGAATCTTGTGCAGGTCAAGAACGACCAGACGGCGTATCTGGAGTCCATCGGATGCAGTTTCCGATTCTCCATCGAGACCAGGAACAACGACACCAAGCGCGTCTGTGAACTGATCGACATGGCGACCGAGCAGGCATGGAACAAGACTCTCGGTGACGAGTGGCAGGAGACATTCGACCGATGCCTGGAGACGTCCAAGAGTCGATCATCACTCAAGCCAAAGACTGCGGCCGAGATTGCTCAGGACGCCGTCGCAATGGCTGAGGAGAACGCGAAACTACGCGAGAAGCTGGCGGCAGCAGAGGCGACTGCCTCGCTCTCGCCGAAGCGGCAGAAGTCTGCCGACGCAACCTGATCTCCTGCGCTCATCGTCGGCCTTCGGGCCGGCGGTGGGTTTCTGCTACGCCCGCCGAAAGGCGAGTGTGGCATTTCGATTGCATGGCCCGTGACCGGCTGGACACCCTCGCAAGAGGCCCGGTAAAGGAACGGATACCCGTGCGTCACGTGTTGAAACCAATCGCATTCATTCACAAGGACTTGCCACATGGCAAACACCAACTTTGAACGGTCCCTGTCTACGTGGAACGGGTCGTCGCACCCGACCGCGGACAACATGGCCCTGACCATCTTCTCGGGCACCGTGCTCGAGTCGTTCCAGCTCGCGAGCGTCTTCTACGACCGTAGCAGCACGTTCATCTCGACCAAGCAGCTCAACGGCGCCATCTCGGCTCAGTGGCCGATCATCGGCGACGATCCGGTGGCCTCGTACCACACCCCCGGTACGGAGATCAACGCTCTCAGCAGCTCGGCTGTGTCCCGCATCAAGAGCACGCAGAAGGTCATCACGTGTGACGAGATCCTGGCGAACGCCATCGACGTCCCGTTCCGTGAGCTGGCCCTGCTGCACTACGAGGTGCTCGGACCCTACGCGACCAAGCTCGGCCGCAACATCGCTCGCATTCTTGATCGCAAGATCGCGATTCTGGCGATGAAGGGCAGCACGACTGCGGCTGTGACCAACGTGCACCAGGCTGGCATGAACGTGAACCGCGTCGGTAGCGCAACTGTTGCGACGGCCTATCCGCTGTCGCCGCAGGGCGCGTACAACTTCCGCAAGGACCTGAACGAGCTCGCCCAGACGATGGAAGAGCGTTCGATCCCGGCAGAGGGCCGCTACCTGTTCATCAGCCCGCACATCAAGTCGGTCCTCCGGTTCGAGGCCAACTTCGATGGCAGCAGCCTGACCAGCGTGCCGACGATGGCGAGCACGTATGACCGCAACCTGTCCGTGCAGCCCAACGACGTGAACAACCGCGTCATTGGCCGCCTGGATGGGTTCAACGTCGTCGTGACCAACAACCTGCCGTCCACCGACCTGTCCGGCTCTGGCCTGACCGGCGAGGACGCGGCTGTGGCCTACGCCTCGGGAACGGCTGGAACCGGCGGCAAGTACCAGGGCAACTTCAGCGGCGCGACGACCAACAAGCGTCCCGTCGCCGTTGCCCTGTGCGCTGCGGACACCGGCCACCCCGGCATCGGCATGGTTCAGGCGATGGGCATGCAGTCCCACATCAGTCCCGACGAGCGTCGGAACACGCAGTTCCTCAAGGCCCAGCTCATGTGCGGCCTTGACGTGCTGTGCCCGTGGGCCTGTGGCTCCGTCTCGATCAGCGCCAGCTGATACCTCACTCAACCCCCGGAAGGCTGGGGGTGGGGCTTCGGCTCCACCCCCGGCTTTATCCAGGAATCAAAGAAATGACCATGCCAGACGGTCGAATCGTCACCCTGTCGTTTCGTGATTGGCTGGGGCTCGTTGCCCTGGTGGTCACGATCCTCGGAATCGTCGTCGGTTGTTGGTCTCAGCTCATACGAATGATGGAGCGGATCGACACCAGCGTTCAGCACCACTCCCAGCGGCTCGACCGCATCGAACAAACTCTGGATAGAAAACCATGAACATCCAATCGAACATCGTCACGAAGGGCGCGGACGTCCTATCGACAGCGGTCTCCGGCAATGCGGTAGGCGCGTTTATCTCGACGCACCAGCCGCGGTGGAACTGGAAGGCTCTGACCAGAGACGGTACCGCGTTCTCGGCATACGGCACGCTTGGCACGAAGCCGACGTCGAACGTGCTCTACGAGGGCGGTGTTGAGTCCCCAACACTGATCCGCGTCATGCCGTTCACCGGAACGAGCACGATCGTCGCAGCCGGAATCCGTGTCGTCGGTTGGTCGATGTATCTGGATGGATCGACGGAAGACTGGATTCCGACCGTTCTTGCTGATGTTGCACTGACGCGCACCAACGGGACAACGGTCAGCAACACCATTGCCAGCACGGCTTGGTATCCGTTCGCCGGCCTGACCGTGACTAGCGGAACGCCAGCACCAAACGTCTACGCGCTCGGCAATACCTCGACCAATCCTCCGGCATCAATCGTGGTCGATGTCCTCGGATCGCAGCTGGTCCAGGTCACGTGCTTTGCGGCCAGTGGCGACTTCGGCTGCATGTGGACCACCCTCTGATGCGAAGTCTGCTGGGGCGGTTCAGGCGTCCGATCAGTCGGTCGCAGCTTGAGAAGATCGGCACGATGGTTCTCGATGGCGACGGCTCCACGCTCTCGCTGGACTTCACCACTATGAGTTCGCTGGACTCGCGGTTCACGTTCAGCCGTTCTGGCCCTGCGACGTTCATCAACTCCAGCGGATTGGTGC